GTAAAGTACGTGATGTTATTAAGTCCAGTATGGGGATGAGGATGAACCCGCATCTTTGTACTATTACTACTGCTGGCTTCGATAAAACTTTACCCTGTTACCAATTAAGAACCGTAGCTATAGAGGTGCTTAATGGCTTAAAGGTAGATGATGAAATGTTTATAGCAATCTATTCTTTAGATGCTGATGATGATTGGAGAGATGAAAAGAACTGGGTTAAATGTGCACCAAACTTGGATATTACAGTAACTTCCAAATACATTAGAGGACAGGTACAACAGGCAATAAATAACCCTGCTGATGAAGTCGGAGTTAAAACTAAGACTTTGAATTTATGGTGTGACAGTTCTAATGTGTGGCTACCAGAGGACTATATTATTAAGTGCAGTCAGGAAGTAGACCTTAATAAGTTTGCTGGTATGGATTGCTATGTAGGTGTGGATTTAGCTGCTACTTCGGATTTGACTGCTGTAGCTTACTTAGTAGTACAGGATGGTACTTACCACTTCAAAACACATTACTATCTTCCAGAATCGGCATTAAAGGATAAGGCAGATAAGGAACTTTACAAATACTGGAAGCAGCAGGGGTATCTTACTGTTACCAGTGGTAATGTTACCGATTATGACTATATAACTACTGATATGCTTAGATATGCTGATGTAGTTAATATCCAGTCTGTAGGATATGACAAGTATAATGCTACACAATGGGCTATAGATTCTACAGAGCAGGGATTACCATTAGAAGAATATCCACAAACACTAGGTAACTTTAATATGCCTACTAGAGAACTGGAAAGGCTGATACTATCTGGTAAGGCAGTTATTGATAACAATGAAATAAATAGGTACTGCTTTAGAAATGTTACTTTGAAGTCTGATTATAATGGTAATGTTAAACCGAATAAGGCAGTAGATAAAAAGAAGATAGATGGAACTATAGCAATGATACAGGCATTAGGAATGTATCTGAGAACACCACATTACACAAATGAAATACTGACTATTTAATGGGAATTTTTACTAATTGGTTTAAAAAGAAAGAACCAGAACAGGAAACCAGAGGGTTATTCTGTGATTCCCTAATGTATAATATGAATGGTGGCTACACCACTAATAAGGCTATGCTGTTATCTACAGTATATAGATGTACAGATGTTATTAGTGATGCGGTAGCACAACTACCATTAGAGCCATATTACATTAATGATTCTGGTTATAAAGAAAAGTTTATTAAGCATCCTACTTACTACTTACTGAACAAAGAGCCGAACAATAAGATGAGCAGGTTTACTTTCATAAAGACTTTGATAGTAAGTACACTGCTTAAAGGCAATGGATATGCTTACATAGAAAGAGATGCTAAAGGAGATGTAGTGGCACTTCATTATTTACAGCCAGATTATGTTACTATTACTGAACAGAAGGACGGAATTAAATATAGTGTTGTAGGCATTAAAGGACTGGTAGAGCCTTGCAATATGATTCATATACTGAACTTTAGTTATGATGGTATTACTGGAATCAGTACTTTACAACACGCCAGACAGACTTTAGGACTGGCTACAGATTCTGAATCACACGCACAAGGATTCTTTAAAGGTGGTGCTAATCTGGCTGGTATTCTTAAAGTACAATCTACTTTAACTGGTAAGCAGAAGGTAGATTTAAAAACTAGCTGGCAGACTGCTTTTAGTCCTACTACTGGTACACCTAATGGAGTAGCTGTATTAGAAGGTAATATGGACTTCCAGCCTATTACAGTGAATCCTGCTGATGCACAACTATTAGAAACCAGACAGTTTAATGTAATTGATATTTGTAGGTTCTTCGGTGTATCACCTGTAAAAGCATTTGACTTATCCAAGAGCAGTTATAGTACTGTTGAGGCTACCCAGCTGGCTTTTCTTACTGATACATTATCACCATTACTAGAGAAGATAGAATTAGAGTTTGAAAGGAAGCTGTATAAGCCTTCTGAAAGGAGTAGAATAGATGTAAGATTTGATACTTCTGTATTACTAAGAGCAGACAAACAATCTTTAGCAAACTACTACAATACACTATTTAATATCGGTGTGGTTAGTGCCAATGAGATTAGAAAGCAGTTGGATTTACCTGCTATAGATGGTGGAGATTCCCATTTCGTACAAGTGAATCTGATGGAGATTAAAAATGCTGCTAATAACATTCCATCTAATAACAATATAATCAATGATACAGACAATTTACAAGGGAACTGACTTAGTATTCAATATTAAGTTGGAAGATAAGGACGGTATTCCATTTAGGGTAAGAAACACTTCTGAATTTATACTTAGACTTTACACCACAAACCCAGCAGAGTTTATAGAATGTAGTTTTAAAGGTGGTGATTTGACTGGTATAGTAGAAGAAGATAGAATAGATAAGGCGGTTATTAATTCATCTGACCTAGATAAGCTACAATCTGGACTAATCTATTACAGCTACAGCTTTAAAAGTCCTAATGCTATGTTTAATGATGCTTATTATGATGAGGTAGTAAAGGGGCAGACTAATTATTATTTGAAGTAATGGAACTACAGAGAGCAACTAAAGAAGGAGTATTAGAACTGGATAGAATCAGTGCCAAGATTGGTAGTACAGTTAATGCTGTATGGGGTACTATAGAAGGTGATATTACTAAGCAGACCGATTTACAGGATGAACTAAAAAAGGTAAAGGATAGTATTCCTACTAAAGTTCCTGCTGATGGTGGTAATGCTGATACTGTAAACGGACATACAGTAGAATGTGATGTACCTGCTAATGCTAAGTTTACTGATACTGTTTATGATGATTCAGATATTAGAGAAGCTGTCAATATTAAAGTAGATAAAGTGGAAGGCAAACAGTTATCTACTAATGACTATACAACACCAGAGAAAGAAAAACTAGCTAGTCTTAGTAACTATGATGATTCCACACTAAGACAATATGTTACATCTTTAGAGGAACAGAACAGACTGCTTAAAGAGCAAGTAGCAGCATTACAGTATCAAATAGATAATACAGGTTGGATTCTATTAGAATAATAACAACACAATGAGAGAACTAAGAAACTGTAATGAAATTGTAAAGATGGATTCTAGGACTGTAGAAGGGTATGCTTTAGTATTCGGTAAGCAGTCTAGGGATTTAGGTGGCTTTACTGAAGTAATAGAACCTACAGCCTTAGAAGGTATTTTAGAAAAGTCTGATATACTATGCTTACTGAATCACAATGAGGATAGAGGTATATTAGCCAGGTCTAAATATGGTACTGGAAGCCTAGAATTAACTATAGATGATACTGGACTTAAATACAGGTTTGAAGCACCTAACACTGCTTTAGGTGATGAACTGTTAGAAGGTCTTAGAAGGGGTGATATTAGTACTTCTTCATTTGCCTTTACTATCGGTAAAGATACTTGGACTAAGAAGGAAGATGGTAGTTATTTAAGAACTATCAATAGCTTCAAAGAATTATTCGATGTATCACCAGTATATAAGGAAGCATACCCAGATACATCTGTAGCATTAAGAAAGATGCAGGATTTAGAGAGCGAGGATTTAAAAGATTACTTCGCTGGACTTAGGAGTAAGTTAAACTAATGAACACCTTAGAACTACTGGACAAAAAGGAACTGCTTCAAAAGAGAGCAGAGGAAATTATATCTGGTGCTGAGAAGGAAGTAAGAAAGCTAAATGCTGGCGAGCAGGTAGAATTTGATGCACTTACTAAAGAAGTGGCAGATATAGATATTCAGATTAGGAAGATTGAAGAAGATAATCTTAAACAAACAACACATACAACTAATACTATGAAGGAAAAGTTTTCACTTTTAAAGGCTATCAATGATGTAGCCAATAACAGACAATTAGACGAGAGAGCACAGGAAGTAGTAACTGCTGGTATCGCTGAAATGAGAAAGGCAGGTCAATCTTATAGCGGACAGATTGTACTTCCTATCGAAGAAAGAGGTGATATTAAAGCTACTGTAGCTACAGCAGGACAGGAGAATGTAGCAGAAGATAAGTTAGGTATTCTAGAGCCATTGAGAGCAAGTCTAGTATTAGCACAGGCTGGTGCTTCTTATATGACTGGTTTAGTAGGTAATGTATCTATTCCTGTTTATTCTGGTTCAAATGTAGGTTGGGCAGGTGAAGTAGATGCTGCTTCTAATGGCGGTGGTACATTCTCAGAAGTAAACCTAGAACCTAAAAGACTTACTGCTTATATCGACGTATCTAAGCAATTCTTAATTCAAGACTCTAATTCTGCTGAGGAAATGCTAAAGAGAGATATTGTTTCAGCTATTGCTAATAAACTTGAAGCTACTATTTTGGGTAGTGAAGCTGGTGATGCAAAGAAACCTGCTGGTATGCTTAATGGTGTTACTGCTGATGCAGCTAATGTGACTTACAAAGATATTGTTAAGATGGAAGCTGATTTGGAAGCTAAGAATGTAAGAGGTAATATTAAGTTTATTGTTTCACCTTCTGCTAAGGCTGATTTAAAGACTACTGACAAGGGTACTGATACTGGTAAGTATCTGATGGAAGGTAATGAGGTAAACGGTTATCCAGTTCTTTGTACTTCTGCTGTTGCAGGTAAGGGTATTGTTTATGGTAACTTCGCTGATTTGGTTATCGGTCAATGGGGTGGAATTGATTTAACAGTAGACCCATATACACAGGCTGCTAACGGTAAAGTAAGACTTGTTATCAATGCTTACTTTGATGCTAAGCCTAGAAGGGCAGAAGCATTTGTTAAGAAGGTTCTTAAAGCCTAATTATAGTCTATTTGATAAGTAGTAAGCTATGTATATAACTTTAGAACAAGCAAAGAAACACCTGCTAGTAGATGAGGATTTTAGGGCAGATGATATGTACATTCTGGACTTAATAGCTGTAGCAGAGGATTCAGTATCTAAACATTTAGACATAGCTTTAGATGAATTAGAAGTAGGTGGTACTTTACCACCTGCTATAATTCACGCTATGTTACTAATGATAGGTAATCTTTATGCAAATAGAGAACCTGTTAGTTATGGTACAGTAGTTAAGATTCCCTATAGTTATGAATATCTGATAGGACTTTACCGTAAATACACAATCAAATGAGAGCAGGAACATTACATTATCCTATTACCATACAGGAAGCAGTAGCTGTTAAAGATGGCTATGGTGCTAACTCTATTGATTGGAGAGATGTTATTAGTACTAGGTCTAATGTTACTTATAACAATGGTAATAGACAGAATCAGAATAATGAAATAGTGCATTCTTATACTGTAAGCTTTACTATTAGACTGTATCACAGGGTAAACGAGAATATGAGAATCCTTTGGAATGGAAAGAAGTACAGGATTCTTAGTATTAACCGAGAACTATATAAGCAATCAATAACTATAGTAACTGAATTGATAAATGAATAACTTAGAAGTAGATGCCAGACAGGTTACTTCTATGTTTGCGGATTTGACAAGCAGACAGCAAAGACAGGTCTATAGAAGTGCTTTAAGAAAGGGTGCTGGTATCTTAGTCGGTGAAACTAAAAGACAGCTAAGGCAGACTTTAGGCAGAGCAGCTTCTAGTAGAAACTGGTGGAATGGTAAGACCTTAATAAGTGGAATCAAAGCTAATGCTGATAGAAACGGAGAAGAAGCTAAGGTACATATTATGGGGGACTTTAGATTAAAGTTCTTTGAAATGGGTACTAGAGTTAGAAGAACCACTGGTAGTAATACTGCATCTGTTAGAGGTCGGAATCCTATTAGAAGGCAGAGAGCAGCAGCCAATAGAGGTAGTATTAATGCAGCACATTTCTTTAGAACAGCTAAAGCCAATAAGGAAAGGGAAATCTTTGATAATATGGATAACCTTATAAGTCAGTCAATTCAGAGAATAGCAAATAGAACCAGACGATGAGTTTACAAGTAGGTAAAGCTATCTATAATATCCTTAGTAATGATGCAAAGATTATAGATAGTGTAGAACATAAAATTTACCCTTTAATAGCTGATACAGGTACTACATTTCCATTCATTGTTTATAGAAGAACAGGTATAGAACCATCTGATAGTAAGGATAGGTTTATATATAGTGAAAATACTTATGTGGAAGTGGTTATAGCTTCTGATAAGTACAATGAATCTATAGAAATTGCTGACTTGGTTAAAGATGCCTTACAAGGTAAGAAGGGTAACTATTCTGGTATTAACATACACGATATTAGAATGACAAATGCAGATGAGGATTATATAGAAGATACATTCATTCAGAATCTTACATTCAATATAAAGACAAATGGCAGGACAAGTAATTAATGGTGGTGATTTGATGCTATTTATTGACGATAAGTCTATAGCATTTGCAACCAGCCACAAACTAAGTATAAATGTAGAAACAGTAGAAACCACTTCTAAGGATAGTGGTGGCAAATGGGTAGCTAAGGCTGCTAGAAAGATTAGCTGGAACTGTAGTACCGAGAACCTTTATTCTAATGATGGTGAAGGTATGACTTTTGACCAGTTATTTGATAAGCTGACAGCCAGAACACCTATTAAGGCTGTATTCTGTTTAGAGAAAGAATATTCAACAAAGAAAGATGAAGTGCCAGAAGGGGGATGGTTGCCAGCTACTACTGGAACTTATTCGGGTAATGTTATTATTACAGCACTTGAAGCTAATGCACCTAATGGAGATAATGCAACATTTACAGCTTCATTTGAAGGTGTTGGAGCACTTACAAAGACAGCATAATTATAAGCCTTTATATCTCTAGGTTATGGAGGTGTAAAGGCTTTATTATTTAATACTTATTGATATGACTATTAAAGGACAAGACTACAAACTGAAATATACTCTTAG